AAGCACACTATGGCAACAAGAGGTGGGGCGCCGAATAGCTGATTTGGCTCTGTCTATTATGGAAGGCTCTACCGATAAATTACTTGACATAAAAAGTATTGTAGAAAAATCACAAGAAGGTTTTGTACCAAAAGATGACTATGAAGAGATACCGACTGACTTAGACACTCTGTTAGAGTTTGAACAGAATGAAAGCTGTTGGGAGTTTAATATACCTAGTCTACACAAGCATGTTCGTGGGGGTAAGGCAGGGGAGTTTATGATTGCCTTTGCTAGACCAGAGGTGGGCAAGACTGCTTTCTACGTATCACTTGCGGCATCACCGGGCGGATTCTGTTCACAAGGCGCCAATGTTCACATTATAACTAATGAAGAGCCTGCTCGTCGTACTATGGTTCGTTCCGTGTGCTCATATACTGGCTACACACATGAGGAATTGTACCAAAACAAGTCTCAAGCTCGTTCACAGTTTTTACAAATCGCACCGAACATAACTATGGTGGACAGAGTAGACGCATCTATAGAGTGGTTAAATGTTTATTGTGAGCACAAGAAGCCCGACATATTAATTATTGACCAACTTGACAAAGTAAATGTGAATGGTAACTTTGCCAGAACTGATGAAAAGCTTCGTAGCATATACACAAAGTTTAGAGAGATATGTAAAAGACATGGTCTTTTTGGTATTGGTATTAGCCAAGCATCTGCTGATGCAGAGGAGCGTACACATGTAACTTACGCTATGATGGAGAACAGTAAGACTGGTAAAGCAGCTGAGGCTGACTTAATCATAGGCATCGGTAAAAATGACATCACTAACAATGATGACACACGTAGATATTTGACTATATCTAAAAATAAGTTAAGTGGATTTCATGGTAATATAGTTTGCAATCTTGATACAAAAAGGAATAGATATACAGTATGATTACAACATTAGATGTGGAAACTACCTTCCACGTAGGTGAGACTAAGCGCACAGACCCGACGCCGTTTCACCCCAACAACAGATTAGTTTCTGTACAATATAACACTTGTCAAGACTTAGAGCCTAAGTTTGTGTGGTTTTATCATGAGAAAAAGAACCCAGACTTACCCGTGGCGCATTCACAAGTTCAGCAAATCTTAAATAATACAACTCTACTCATAGGTCATAACATAAAGTTTGACTTAGTATGGCTATGGGAAAGTGGATTTAGCTATAGTGGTAGGGTTTATGATACCATGATTGGCGAGTATTTGCTTTTGAAGGGGCAAAAGTTTAGTCTTAGTTTACATGACTCCTGCATCCGTAGAAAAGTTAGTCTCAAAAAGTCAGACTTAACAAAAGATTACTTGACAAGAGGTGTAGGATTCGACCGCATGCCTTGTGAAATTGTAGAGGAGTACGGCTTAGCTGACATTGTATCCACTAGAGAGTTGTATGAGCATCAGCAAAAACTCTTTAAAAACAGTGTGATGGAGAAGCATCTTAAACTAATGAATGGCTTTTTATTCACATTAGCTACAATAGAACGCAACGGCATAAAGATTGATTTGCAAGCTTTGCAGGATGTTAAGCAAGACTATCGCAAAGAAAAGCTTCAGCTTGAGCGCACTATGCACGAGATTATGCGTGAAGTTATGGGGGATACACCAGTAAACTTTGCTTCGCCGGAGCAGATTAGTCAGATGATTTACTCTCGCAAGGTAAAAAACAAGAAAAACTGGGCTCAGATGTTCAATATTGGTTTAAATGAGAAGGGAAAGCCCCTTCCTAGACCTAGAATGTCAGTGGGTGCCTTTGTAAAGGTCATAAAAGGTATGACAGAGCGCATTCACAAGACTTCTGCACTGCATTGTAACACTTGTTCCGGCAAAGGTAAGTTCTTCAAGCGTAAAAAGAACGGACAACTGTGGAAAAAAGAGTCAAAGTGCAGAATTTGCAAGGGTGCAGGATATATTTTAAAGAAGCACCCTGCCATAGCTGGGCTCACAATGAACCCAAGAGACGTTAGAGATGTTTCTGCTAATGGCTTTGCTACTGATAAGACTACTTTAATGCGCCTTTTAGGTGATGCTAAGGCTAAAGGTAATGAGATTGCAGAGAAGTTCTTGAGATGTTCTATACGGCTCAACGCTGTTGATGTGTATTTGTCTAGTTTTGTTGGGGGTATTGAAAGAAATGTCAAGCCAAATTCTATTTTGCACCCAAAATATAACCAGTGTGTGACTAGAACAACACGGTTGTCATCATCTGACCCTAACTTTCAGAATCAGCCACGTGGAAATACCTTTCCAGTGCGTGCTGTTGTAGTGTCTAGGTTTGAAGGGGGCAAGATATTACAAGCTGACTATTCACAACTAGAGTTTAGAGTAGCTGCACAGTTGTCTGGTGATGAAGTTATGAAGAAAGATATACTTGACGGCAGTGATGTTCACAAATATACAGCTTCTATTATATTTGAAAAAGACGAAAAGGATGTAACAAAAGATGAAAGGACTATGGCGAAAGCACACACGTTTAAACCGTTATATGGTGGTACACACGGGACGCCTAATGAGATGGCTTACTACAGAGATTTCATGGATAAGTACCCACGGTTGGCAAAATGGCATGAGGACTTACAAGCTGAGGCTATCACTGAGGGCTCTGTTACTTTGTATACGGGTCAACAATTTGCTTTTCCGGGCACTGAGCGTCTTGCGAGTGGCTCAGCCAGTAACGCACCCGCTATTAAAAATTATCCCGTTCAAGGTTTGGCAGGTGGTTGCATTATGCCGCTCGCTCTCATTCGACTACAAAGTGCGTTTAGCAAAAAAGGAATTAAGTCTCTTATTATTAATACTGTACACGACTCGGTGGTAATCGACGTGTATCCCGGCGAGGAAGATATTGTTTCTAAACTCGCTCACAGGGCTATGTCTGACGTAACTAGCACTTTTGAGAGTTATTATGACGTAAAATGGGATGTTCCATTTGGTGTAGATTTAGAAATGGGATATAATTGGTTAGAAATGGAAAATATTTATTTGACTTAGCAAATGAAATGTTCTATAAATAACAAATCTAAAATTGAAAGGAGGTCTATATGACCACATTACCAACAGTAAATAGTGAAATCGGTTTTGACAAAATAGCTGAGGTTATAGGGCAAGATGCGCCTGCAGTCTCATCTGTTGGTCACACCATATTAAAAATAAATAGAGACATTGAAGACGACAACGGCAACTCTATTCCGCCGGGAAGTTGGACTACTACGCATAATGGTGAACCCATTTATGCAAAGAAAGCCAGTTTCCAGTTATTTCTTCAGCGTTATCAATATCTTCAGTACGACCCGAAGATTAACGAGTTAGTCAATAAGTCTTGTATGGCTAAAAATCTGTATCCACAGACAGAAATACCTGATATGTTAGGTGGTATGAGATGTGGATATATACCTAAATCCAAGAGGGACAATATTACTGCTGATGACCTGTATAGGCAACAGCAGATTAGCCCATTCCGTATGCTTTACGGTAAAATGTTCTTTGAGGATGCAGTGAATTCAGATGGCGAGAGCGTCGAGGTAGGGGGGCTTCCCGTTGTCTGGAGAGCGAGAGGGGCTAATTTTATGCCTATCTCGGATGTGTTGGACAGCTTGTCAGCACAAAAGAAACCTTTCTTGTTTTACAAGTTACGGGCAGACTTGGCAAAACATAAGAAGGGTAGTAACGTCTACTACGTGGCAGGCTTCTCCGTTGACTCTGGTCCAATCGAGTTTACTAGTGAGGACCAAGGGTTACTAAGCCACTTCGTGGACTATGTAGCGAGTGAAAATAGTTACATTATGTCAGAGCACAATAAATGTCTTCAAAAGACAGATACTGTGATTGACGCCGATGCAACTATTGACGATTTGGATGATGATTTGTCGGCGGTTATCTGATGAACAAACATCAAGCTGCTTTGTTTTCTTTCCTTTCTAAGGCAGCTAGTGGGGAGGCAGAAATGCCTCCTCATGTCCTAGACGAGTTTGGTGAATTAGCTAAACAAGCACTAAAGAAACAGTTTTCTAAAAGGGAAGAAGGATTCAGATTACGTATGAGTAATGTAGGCAGACCTCTCTGCCAGTTGCAAATGGAAGCAAAAAATACAGAGGCTGAAGCTCCCGATTACGACTTTAAAATGAGAATGATTATAGGCGATGTATTAGAAGCCGTCGTAATAGCTTTATTAAAAGGCGCAGGAGTAGAAATAAAAAACAAGCATAAAAAAGTTTCACTTAAAATAAATGACAGTGAGATACAAGGTGAATACGATATAGAGTTAGACGATGGTATATATGATATTAAAACAGCTTCTCCTTACGCTTTCGAAACAAAGTTCAACGCAGATGATGCGTTTGAAAAAATACATAATGCAGACTCTTTTGGCTATGTTACACAAGGGTATGGTTATGGACTTGCATCTAACACACCATTTAAAGGTTGGATTGCGGTTAATAAATCAACGGGGCAGATAGCCGTAGCTGAAGCCCCATCTAATAATACATATAAGGAAAACGCTAAAAATGAAATACAGAATGTACACAAAGCAATATCTGATGGAAGACCTTTTAAGCGGTGTTTCACCGACACTGAAGAATTTTATTACAAAAAGTCTACGGGAAACCGCACCTTGGGCATTGAGTGCAGCTATTGTCCCTTCAAATCCAAGTGTTGGGACAACTTGGAATTCAGAAGACAGTTACCAAGCAAGGGACGAAACCCCAGATTTGTTTGGTACACCCACATCACGAAAGAATGGCGTGACACTATTAATAAAGAAGAGGGCTGACGATGACAAAATTGAAACAAAAGTTTTCAAAGTCTCCAAGTTTGAAGCGCAAGACTTCATCTCGCAACTCAACCACGACATCCAGTTCCCACAAATCCAAAGCTCAGCCACGACGACAATCATCCCGGCAAAAAGTATTGTTGAAGTCCGTATCGAAGAAGATGAGTCCTCGTTCAGCCAAAGCAAAGGGAAGAAAACTACAGACATGGGTAGTGGAAAAGCTTCTTAGTGTATTCAAGAGGCTAACCTCACTAGATGTGCGCTCAACCCCTATGGGGGTAAATGGGGTTGACGTACAGCTGTCAACATCAGCTTATAGAAAGTTTCCTTATAACATAGAGTGCAAGAACACAGAAAGAATTAGAACAATATACAACTACTACGAACAAGCTATCTCACACGACAACATAGAAAAAGAGGGCGAGCCGTTGTTGATTATAAAGATGAATAGACAAAAGCCTTTAGTAGTTGTAGATGCAGAACATTTTATAGAGCTCGTATCATGCCAAAACAAAAAGTAATTAATTTAAAAGAAGGCGATGCCGCCCTCATAGTTCACACAAACGTGGATGGTATGGGCAGTTATGACCTAGAAATATGTTATAACTTTAGCCCTAAAACACTACATCCAGATGAAATGACATTTTATACTTTACTATTACATGGAGTCTTGTATTATTCTATGTATGACCCCGATACTTTAGTTAGCGCAGGGTTTGAAGATATAAAACAATTACAAGAGAAAGTGACAATACATTGACTATAAAATTTAAAGATTTTGTTAACCATCCACCACATTATACAAATGGTGATATAGAGTGTATTGATGCCATGAAAGCTTCTATGTCTCATATAGAATTCTGTGGATATTTAAAAGGTAATGTGATTAAATATTTATGGAGATACAGAGATAAGGGTAAATCTCTTCAAGACATAGATAAAGCCCTTTGGTATTTAAATAGACTAAAAGAGGAACTAACATGCCAAGAGAAGACGTCAAAGTAGCTGTAAAGATAATAGCTAAAATTGATTCATCGGAGTTTACCCCCGACTTGGAGGAGCTTCCAGTGCTCTTAGAAGAATACATAGAAGACTTAATACACGAAGTCTCTGGTATAACAGTTAAAGACGTAACCGTAGAACAAAGATAGGAGAAGAAATGAATAACGCACTACCAACAGATTATCAACAGTTTATAGCAGTATCCAGATATGCCCGATGGCTACCTGAAGAGAACCGTAGAGAAACGTGGTTTGAAACAGTTAGCAGGTACACAGATTATGTATGTAGTAAAGCTGACA